TGCGGTGCCTGTGAAGGCGCCGTTGCTACTGGAGCCGCGTAGCTGATCGGCTGGGTCTGGGATGGTTGGGGTGCCGATTGGGTCGGCGCTACGGTAGCGTCCTGCATAAGTTACTTCCTTCTGTAGTGATTCTAAAGTTCTATATAAAAATGGGGTGAGATCAAGTCTCGGGTCAGCCGACATAGGTAAGTCAGGCTGCTGCGGATGTGGAGTCCTCATCTCTTGATTGATTAAATCAATAAATGTGGAATACGCCCGTTGTACTTGACCAACCATCCTAAAGGGAAAACCAGATAGCATTCCTGCTACCTCATCATCCGTTTTGGACGGGAACAAGTACTTCAGTGCTTCTATACTATCTACCCCTAATTCTTGGAGGTTTCTAGTAAAGATCGATTGGTTCAATTTATCTTGCGTTGTATCTTCATAAACAGGTCCCATCCATCTCCACTCAACATTTCTATTTCCATCAGGTGCAAGTCCCAAAACCCCTTCTGGTATCTCTTTTGTCTCCTCGGCTTTAGCAAGTGCCTTATTTAACTTTTTATAGTATGCAGCATCTTGTTTTTGATACCTTTCTAGTTCTTCTTTTGATTCATCTTGAGGAGGATCAACAGTTTTAAGACCAATAGCTTGAGCCAATGTTTTCTTAAATATCTCTTCTTCTTGGAAAATAATTAATTCAAAGCATTTACAAATACCATAGTTATATAGTTGTAAGCATTTCTTTTTAGCTGTAGCACTGACTCTTCCATATTGAGATTTGATTTCAGTAGCAGTTACATTAGTAATAGATAAGTCGTCAATACCCCCAAGTGCTAAACGTATCTCATTTCGCAGTTGTTCTGCAAAACGAGCTTGATCAGTACTAACAGCATTAGGAGTAATAAAACCAACACGATCAGAAGGTTCTAAATTTGCAATAACACGAGGAACACGCATTCCTGTTCCAGGACTTCCTATATATCCTGCAGGATTTCTAGTAACTGGATCTTGTTTATAAGTAGATTGAAGAACACTTAAATCTGAAGTAAATCCAGACTGACTTGAAATACTAGGTCTTTGTGGTGGACCATCTTGATTATTACTTTCAACAATATCTTGTTTAGGTCTAGATGAAAGTAAGGTTGGATTACCAAAGAAAGATAAGTTTGCTCTGATGTTTTTAACCATTTCATCATGAGCAACAATTTGATTAGCTATCCAATCAAAGTCACCTCTTCCTTCTGTTCCAAATGCATCAGGATTATTAAATACTTCAACACAAGGAATGAACTGCATTGTATTAACTAATTCTTTCTTTTGCAAAGTTGAGAATTCTTGAGGAGTATCAAAACTCATCTCTTGCTCACTATGCATCTCTTCTATTTTTTCTGCAGTAATTCGCAGACGCATATATCTTTTATCTGTACTTAAACCAATTTGTGCTGATCCAAAGCCTTTAGATGATTTAACTTTATACGCATAAATAATTACGACTTCTTCTAATTCACCTTCTGGAGAATAAAAAGTACGATATGAGTTTTTATCAAACCAATAAATACGATATGTTTTTTGTGTTGGACGTATATAAAATAATCCTTTTCCTAATGCTAAAAAATGATCCCAAATTGAATCAAGTCTTGCATCTAACTGATTAAACTTTATAACTTGCTGAATAAGATCATATCTTTGTGTACCGTAATTATCTTGTTCAGGAAAAAATTCAACACCTTGTCTAATCCCAAACATTTTCATTTGGGCTAGATGAGCATTAATTAACATCGAATCAGCTGCACCTGTGCTTTCACGGTTGATGACCGAATCAAGCATTGCTTCAAAAGCTGGATTAGTTTTGCTCATTAGATAATTTTGTTGGTTTTACTATGCCTCAACTTCATAACCAGCTGCCAGTCTCTTGAAAGTAAGATTGTCTTCATCAGCTTCGATATTAAATCGTTCGCCAGGTTGAAGTCCAAGATCGTGACATAATTCATCGGGAAGATTAATAATGGCAGAGCCATATGCATCTTGCTCAAGTTCAATTCCTTCGTAATAAAAATTAGAGGCCATGTTAAGTGCTTTAAACAGTCTAAATCGTCAATACTCTAACTCTAGTTTTCCTCTAGACATTAGACCATTACATAGCCAAACTAATGCATCTACACAGTCATCATGTGAACTTACTCCAAAATTAACGATCTCATCTGTTAAAGCTTGGAACTTTCGATACTTATTAAATCTGATTTTATGACGTTCAAACAAACCCATTATACCTCTAAAACGTGCAACTTTATCTCCTCTAAAACCTTTTACAGGATGCCATAAAAGATTATGCAATCCTTGTTCCTCTAAACATATTCTTTTGAAGTCTGCTTCTAGAGATGCCTGATATGCAACAGCTTCTGACCATATATCAACTGTACTTCCTGTTGGATAATATTGATCTCCGTCTTTATGGACTACCCCCCATTCATACATCATGTCCATAATGGCTTCTAATTTTTCTACGTTACCCATAATACGTAGACGCTTACAATCGATAATATGAATTTTGTCTCCTACTCTTCCACCCATTACAAAAACTGTATAGTCATTTCTTTCTCTAATTCCTGCAGATAAATCTACTCCAACTCCTAAACAATCAAATTGTGTTGGTATTTGTCCTTTAATAATTAAATCAGGTGAAATAGACATTTCACTTGTTCTTACAATCTGATTTTGATACTGAAAACTAAAACTTACAGGAGCTTGTCTTTTTCGATCATTCAAATAATCTACAGACCACATATCAGGCCAATAGGATTCTTCAGATCCCTCTCCATCAGTAATTAATGCAGATTGAACAATTTGAATCCAATCATTATCAGGAGTAAATGTAGTTTGATGTATATCATCATGTCTAAAACGTGTACCTAGACATATTGCTCTACCTCCTTCAAACATCGTGGGAACAATAACTGAGTTCCAGTTCTCTTCCATAGCTACACGTATATCCCTATTTTTAATATCATCAGCAGATTTAATAGCGTCATCAATAATACATAGATGAGAACGTTTTGAAGTCACTGCACCTTTAAGACCTGCACAACATAAACTAAATTCTTCTTCACCAGTTGATCTAATTCCTGCAAATTTCCAATCAATACTCCAATATTCATTAGAGTTAATTCCTTTAGCAATTTTAACCATTGGAAAGATTTCTCTATATCGCTTACTTTCTTCAATAATTCGTTTAATTGCTGCACTTTTAGGACGAGCAACATCTACTGTATAAGAGATATAAAGTATTTTTAATGGCTTTTTATGTAAGGCATGGATACCAATAGACCATGCAGTAAATAAACCAAGTACGGTTGATTTAGCAGAACCTCGTGGAGCAAGAATATCGACATTAGGACCAGCAATTCCAACTAAACATTCACTATCTTCATGAGTATAAAGATGGTCATGCCATAGTTCCATATGTTTTGCAGGTGGTTTATCTCCTACAACATCACAAAAATATGCAAAATCTACTCTTGCTCTATCAACATCAATATCTGATGTTTTCTTAACTACTTGTTGTTTAGCGGCTGCTCTTGCAGTTCTACGATAAACAGAGTAAATGCTGGTTCCTGCCATGCATTAAGGATACCTCAATAACTCTTAAGATTCTTCTTGTAAGATTTTTGTCCAGACTCCCATTGAAGCTTCTTGTAAAGGTCCTTCAATTGGATCGTCTCTAAAAATAGATAACATTTCACGTAAAGCTCTATCAGCTCCTGCAAGAATTAGTCCTTGTTTATCAAGTAAATGTTTTTCATCATTCAATTGTTTAATTGCACCACGTAATTCTTTTTGTAGCATTGCAATACGTGCTGCTCCCATATCTTGTTTAACTACTCCTAAATCAATTCCATCACGTAATTTAGAAATATCTTGCTGCATCAAGTCTATTTCCATTTCTAAAACTTGATTAAAATTACGTTTTTTAAATTCTTGTTTAGACCATTCATTACAATCAACAATTGAACCTTTATACCCTAGAAATCGAGCATAAAGATACATTTGTATTGGAGAACTAATTTGTTTGCAAAAGGTTAAGTAAGTTTCTTTATCTTTAGAAGTTAATGTACTTAACCATTCAATCATGACCTATAAGCAGCGCGAGACTGATCATAGTCTCTATTCTCCTTATAACGACGGAAAAGTTCTTCTTGTTTAGCAGTTGCACGAGTTTCTTCTCCTCTTGTTTGTATTCCTTTTCTTTCTTCAGATCCTTTTACAGCAGTAGTCTTACGTTCTTGCTCACCCATTGCTCCAACAGTTAAACGACGTTCTGTTCCTTCTGCTTGTGTCGTTAAACGATTCTGAGCACCAGTCTCTTTAATTCCTAAACGTTGTTCAGCACCTTGTGCACCTAAACGACGAATATCTTGTCCAGCAAAGAACTCTTCATTAGTACGATCAAGCTTTGCTCCTTCTTGCAAATTCAATCGTTGTTGTGCACCTGCAACTTCACTTAATTTAATTTGACTTTGAAGTGATTGACTTGTCACCTGTTGCGTTTGAGGTGGAGGAGGTGCAGGAATATATGAAATGCTTGGTGCTGGTGGTCTACCGCCCATGATAAAACTATTTGACTATTAATTTTAATTTTAATTCAAACAAGCTTTAGCCAATACTTATATTTTTACCAGAGTAACGTCCACGCATATTTGCTGCTGCATTTGCTTGACTAGCTATTCCTGCAAGCATCTGTGCTTCTGCACCT